ATTAAAAAACTATTAAAAAACTATTAAAAAACTATTAAAAAACTATTAAAAAACTATTAAAAAACTATTAAAAAACTATTAAAAAACTATTAAAAAATTTAAATAAATAATAAATATCATATTTAAATAAATAATAAATATGATATTTATTATTTATTTCAGTGAAAACTCAACATTTTCATATATTTCTCTTATATATTGAATTGGTTTTTCAATGTTATAGCAACATTTTACAGAAATATCAAAATAAATATAGTCATATTTTTTTATTACATCATTTAAATTAATATTTCGTTCTTTAATATCACATTTATTTCCACATATTATAATTGGAATTATTGGATTTGCCATTTTTATTTTTGTAATCCAAAATATAACATTTTTAAATGAAGTTTTACTTGAAACATCAAACATTATAATAGCGCCAATTGCTCCTTTACAATATTCTTCTATAAACTCACTATATTTTTCTTGACCAGAAAAATCCCATATATTAAAAATATCATTTAGATTATTTTCCCAATAATCTAAATGATTAACTTTTATTCCAATAGTGGGAATATATTCTCTTGTAAAATTACTAGTTCGTAATCTGTTAATATAACTTGTTTTTCCAACACCGCCGTCTCCAAATAAAACAATTTTTTTACTTTTTTGAATTAACGTATTCATTTTTTTTTATATTATTTATTAAATAATAACTATATAATTTAATCATTTTTTTTATTAAAAATTGATTAAATTATATTCATAATTTAATATAAATAATATTAAAAACTCTTTAAATGACATCTAATGATAATGATAATACTATGTATCATATTAATCGACGCGTACTTTATTATTTATCTCCACATGGTTTATCAAAATTTGGAATAATTGATAACCCTGATAAGGTTGTAAAAAAAAGAATGCCTGAAAGTATTATTTGTTTATTAAAACATTACAAAAAGTATAAAGATATTAGAATTTTTGCTGATTCCAGTTTTAAGTATATTTTTATATACAAAGTATGTAAAACTTATAGTGGAAATATGGAATCAAATCTTCTTTATTTTGGATATACATTAGAAGAGGTTAATTCAATGACAATTGATGAAATTATAAATGAATTATTATCAAGATAATAATTCATTTATAATTATCTTAATAATTATACTTAAAAACAAATTAATATTATAAATAGTAAAAAAAAATATGGAAAAAATAAAAGATATTAAAATAATAGAAAATAAAAAAATAAGTATTAAAGACCAAGAACAAAAAATTAGAGAATTATTACAGAAAAACATTCATCGAACAATTAATAGAGATAATGAAGAATTTGTTAATTTATTAGAAATAATGATGGTACAAGACCAGTGGATAGATAAACTTGAGACACTTAAAGCATTTAGAATAACTAGATCTAAGTTAAATAAAGCATTGATATTACAAGTTATGGTAAATAATTTTTCTAGATGGCTTACTGTTTCTTGGCGTAAGGGTTCTAGTCAAAAACGAAAAGAGGAAGATCCATTAAATTCATCATTTCGTCAATCTGTTTATCGTCAGATTTTATTATGGAAAAAAATAAATAGTTTTAAAGCAGAATGTGTTGAATGTAAGGATATTCAACATTTACATTTAAAACTTCAAGCTGATCATAAAGATCCATCTTTCCTTAAACTAACAAAAGACTTTCTAGAAAAACCAATTAATAAGGATGTTCCAATTGAATTTGATTATCATAAAGGTGGGAGAAAGTTTAAAAAAAATGATAACCAATTTAAACAAAGATGGCAAATATATCACCATCAAAATGCTGTTTTACAATGGTTATGTCGTAAATGTAATTTAAGTAAAAAGAAAAAATAGTTATATATTATAAATATGTAATTATAAATAAAACATATTTATAATATATAAATATGTTTTTTATATTAACTTTATTTGAAATACTATATCTTCTTTATACTTTTTTATTTATGAAAACACGATATTATGTGAAAAATCCATTTAATATATTTAATTGTTTAGAGAAAGGAAATGAAAAAAGTACAGGAATATTAAATTTTTTAAAACATCCTGTTGGAAAAGGAGAATATGGTAGTTATATTTGTCCTTTTGGAAAGGTAATGATAGTAATATTGTGTTTGTTTTTAATATTTCGAATATATTTATTTAAGAGTCATTATATTTATAATAGTTATATTAAGAAAATAATTATTATAGTTTTAATAATTACTTTTTTATTATCATTTATGAATATTAATGCAATGATATATTTAATTCCATTTTTTTTAATAGAATCTTATTTAATATCAAGATTTAATAATATAATTAAATAATTATAAAAATAGTTAAAAAATCTAATAAATATAATTAATAATATATATATATAAAAGACTTAAAGGAATCATATAAAAGACAATAAACTATTGTTGAAATATTGGTTAATAATTTAATAAATGTTACAAAAAACTAAAAATGCGTATGTTTTTATATTTCAAATTTTTTTCTTTGTCAATATTATATAACTGAAAACTTAAAATGGCAGGAGGACTTATGCAATTAGTAGCTTATGGGGCACAAGACGTGTACCTTACAGGAAACCCCCAAATTACCTTCTTCAAAGTAGTGTACAGACGTCATACTAACTTTGCCATGGAAAGTGTTGAACAAACCTTTTCAGGTTCTCCTGATTTTGGAAAACGTGTTACTGCCACAATTTCTAGAAATGGTGATTTAATTTCTCGAATTTACCTCCAGGTAACACTTCCTGACGTTGTATGCCCTTGTTCTTCATCTATGTCATTTAGATGGGTTAATTATGTTGGTCATTGTCTTATTAAATATGTTACAGTTGATATTGGTGGTCAACAAATTGATAAACAGTATGGTGACTGGCTTACCATTTGGAATGAGTTGACACAACAACCTGGTCTCCAGGTTGGATATGATAATATGGTTGGTAATACCGTTCATTTAACTGGTTCTGCTCTTAGTAAAGCTGAAGCCACAACACTTTATATTCCTCTTCAGTTTTGGTTCTGCCGAAACCCTGGTCTTGCTCTTCCTCTAATTGCTCTTCAGTATCACGAAGTTCGTATTAACCTTGAACTTCGCAATAAACAAGATTGTTATGTTTCATGTGTTGACAATTGTGGAGAAGCTAGCTCAGGTAGTTGTTGTGACCAGCTCTTCTGTGTTCCTTCTCTTCAATCTGCTACTCTTTTCATTGATTATATCTACTTGGATACTGATGAACGTCGTCGTTTTGCTCAGAGTTCACATGAATATCTTATTGAACAGCTTCAATTCACTGGTGATGAATCTACTGTAAATACTAATGTTAAAGTTAAGCTAAATTTTAATCACCCTGTTAAAGAAATTATTTGGGTTGTACAACGAGATTCAGTTGTTGCTCCTAATATTAATCAATGGACAAATTATACTGATGATATTGATATTGATTGTGTCTGGAATTCTTGGAGTGACAATTGTAATCCAACTTGCCCACAAATTATAGGATCAAATGTTGAAGCTGGTCATATGGCTAGATCATTCCCTTATGTTGCTACTGGTCTCTTTAATGGTAACGTTGATAGAACTACTAGTGAAATTGAAGCTTTATTTAATACTGGTGAAAACTTTCCTAAATATTACGGTCCTGGTAATTTTTCCAATAATGATGCTCCTATTGACTTCTCTACAACTGATGCTGGTGGTGGTGCTGACCACGCTGGTCTTGCCCCTCGTCATGCTGGGCGTAACCCAGTTGTTCGTGCCAAGTTACAACTTAACGGTCATGACCGTTTCCAGGAACGTCTTGGTTCTTATTTCAATCTTGTTCAACCTTATCAGCACCACACCAATGTCCCTGCTACTGGTATTAATGTCTATTCCTTCGCTCTTGAACCTGAAAAACACCAGCCTTCTGGAACTTGCAACTTCTCACGTATTGACTCAGCAGTTCTTCAGCTTCAATTAACACAAAAAGCAGCACGCGGAAGTAAGATTCGTGTATATGCTATTAATTACAACGTACTCAGAATTATGAGTGGTATGGGTAAAGAAACTGCCCAAAAAAGTATCATAAATATGATTATTTTCCAAATGATTGGAATATGTCATATTGTAAATATGATGCTAGTCGCTTTACAATTAAGTAAAGAGGCGAAATGTCTTGTTGCGGGAAACTCCTTAAGCTTTAACAACCATCTTTTACAGGAAACTTTAAAAGAAATCCAGGGTAATGACCTCGGGTATGGTAATATCGTTAAAGATTGGACAATCCGCAGGCCTACTATCTGTGTTCACTAATGATAAGAATATGATAGGGTCTCAACGACTGAACGGATATTGGCGAGTTATAATGGTCTAATCAACCTAGCTTGCTTAAGATACAGTCTGCCCCCTTAGGAAACTTTGGGGAATAAGCGGGTCTTGGTTATGCTAATTAAACAATATATTTGTTTATTATGTATTGCTAAAGATTCTTTCAACCACATAAAATTTAAAAAAAAATCAATATTTATATTTGCTGAAAGAAAATTTGTATAAACTTTCTTCATTAAAAAAGTTATTGAAAATAAAATAATAATAATAGAATTAAAAATAAAATTCTATTATTAATTAAAAATATATAAAAAAAAACTTAAAAAGACAAATCAATTTTAAGTATCCTACTTGCTTTCAAAACAATCTGCCTATATTCTCTTTGTAATAGATGAGCCTTTGGTTTTAAATCAGAAGTAATTTGGTCAATTGTCATATTATATTGTTTTGCCATTTCAATTAAATACATTTCTGCTTTTTTCATTAAAAATGGTATTTTATTTGGGTCTTTTGAACTAAACTTCTTTTCTTTAATATTATGAATAGGTCCAGCAACAATACGATGACCATGTGTTTTGCTATATAACCAGTAAATAAATTTTGGTCTATTTTCTAAAAAATATGTTCTATATGGTTCTGGAATTTTATCAATATTTTTACTAGCACATTTTCTCGTTTTTTGGTTATTATTTTGTTGAGATTGTGTTTTTATTTCTAAGTTAGCATTTCGATTATCCAGTTTAATTCTATTTAAATGATCACAAGAATTATTTCCATAACCTTTTGGATCTAAATCTAAAATAATATTATGTAAATAAAACATTGTAGTTCCATTTTTTCTAGAAAAAGTAATATAATTATTTGAAAGGTTCCAATTACCGCTTTCTCCATTTTCTTTAAATTTTATAACTTTATTCAAATTATCTAAATCAAAAACTAAAGGTAACCATTTGAATATTCCATTACTTTTTGTACGAAGTCTCATAACAATATAATAGTTATTATTGTTTTCAATAATACAATAATCATTTGTTTTATAACTTCTTTGCTTAACTTTAACTCCTTCATAAATTTTATTTAAAAAATTCTCAGTATCTAGTATTTTATATTCTTTTATTTCATATTTATTTGCTATTTCTTTATCTTCTTTTAACTCGAGGTCTTCACGATTTTTTGCCTCATTTGAAAGTATGAGTTTATGTAAGTTTTCCATTATGGGATATAAAAAATATTCTAACTTCTTTAAATAGTTTGCATAACATATTTTCCCATATTATTAAAAAAAATAAATTACTAATTATAAAACTAAAGGTTAAATTGAAGAATTATTTTAAATTTAGAGAAACATTAAATTAAAATTATATAAAATAAATAATAAATAATGTTACTAATTTAAGAATCCATCAAGATATCATAAAACAAAAAATGATATTATTAATATAAACTCATTTTTTATATAATTAGTAAATATAAAACTTGTCATAAAACAGACCATAACATAATAAAAATATGGTTACATTTTTTTCAAAGGATTTAAATTAAAAATTATATAATTACTAATGAAATGTATGATTATAATTATTTTTTTTTTTTAAATGGTTCATTATAATTAATGAACCATTTAAAAAAAAAAATTATGTCTTTATATAATTATTTCTGTAAAACTTAAATTACTTAGATTTTTGTTCTTTAACAGCAACAGTTGTAGGTTTTGTTGCTCCAGATTTTTTTGCTACCTCAGCTGCAGCTGCTGCCTTCTTTTTTTGTTTTAATGTCATTTTAGGAGCATTTGGGTTTTTAACAACTCCTTCTTTTTTTTCCTTTTTACCACCCATTTTTATATATAATATACTATTAAATAATATTATAATATTATAAATAAAACGATAAAAAATACATTTTATAATTAATTTTATATAAAATTACCAATTTAACGATTTCTTTTAGGAAAACTTGTTCCCATTAACCAGGGACTAATATAAGGGTTATATGGGATATATGGATCTCCTCTTATATTCCAACTACCCTGTATACGAAGGTATTCTTTATAAGTTATTGAACATGTCAAAAATAATATTAATAGTAATAATAAAAATCTATTAATATTCATATTTTTATAAATTACTTACTATAAAAAACTTTAATAATATCTATTAATTAATAAACCTTTTATTTATATTTTTCTATACTATTAAATAATGGTTATTGTAATTAAAAATTATTTTTAACCTTTGATATAT